CATATACGATGGAGGTCAGCCCTGTCCAGAAACAACGGGTGCTGGCACGGCTGCTGTCCACCGCATGGCTCCGTCCCACCACCCGCATCTTCACCTGGTACTCGCCGGGCGTCAGGTTATCCACCCGGTATTCTTTTCGCAAATTACTGGACTGGCTTCCCGTGATATGCCCATCCTGGGCGTTGCCACCGATGAACTGTACCCAGGCGCCGTTCGCCCCAAGCCGGTAATACCCTTCGATATCCACCGAGGCGGTACCCAGCTCCCCATTGTCCTCGGCAAAGTACAAACCGCTGGTGAACTCGATCTTCACCACAAGACCTTCCGTGGCATTGCCCTGCGCCGTATCGATCCGTTCCGTATCCAGCAGCTGGTAGTTCAGCGTCTTGGTAAAATAGGTATCGTTGAAATTACTGATGGGGCTTTGGTCATTCGTACCCTCCCGGGTTTCCAGCGTCATGCCTTCGTAGTAGCTGACCGGGTTGTCGTTGACCTGCACATCAAAAATGTTCAGCGGCCCTTCCCCGGCCGCCACCAGCCAGTTCAGGTATTCCTGGTTGTCCCGTACTTCTACATATTTACCGATAGACTGCCCGCCGCTCTGTACCGTTCCGTAGGTCAATGCGATAGCGTTGTTCTGGCCTTCCATGGTCTGCGTCCCCGCCCAGGAATAGGTGGGGTCTGTCTTGGCATCGTAATGCTGCCCCAGGTCCTGCTTTCCGGTAAAACGGGAAATCAGGGTACTGCCCAGGAACATGACAGCCGTCGCCGCCAGGAACGACGCGAACCCCCAGCTGCCGATCGCAACCGCGCCGGAACCCATGAAGGCGCCTCCTGCCACGACCGAGCCGACGCCCAGGGATACGATGGACAGGGCGATGGCCGCCACGATGCCCAGGATCCCCTTGCCACCTCCGCCTTTGGCGATGATGGGAGAGATGACCACGAAGTCACCGGCCTTTGTCATCGTACCGGGAGCCGGGGATGACGCATTCACCGTCACCCTCATCTCTACGCCCTTCACCGCATAACGCTCTGCGAGAGCTTCTACTGTATCTCCTGCCGGTACCGTTTCAATCCGTCTGCCGTTCCATGGTTCAAACGGGTTCTGTATAATTACCAGGGTAACCTTTTTCTTGTCCTGCATATTCGTAACACCCCTCTATTACCCGTCTCCATGCCGGGGAATCCAACCGGTCTACACAGACGCCGATGTTTTCCCGGATGTGGATGAATTTCCCATCTCCGATATAGCAGCCGGTATGGTTGACCACGCCTTTCGGCACCCCGAACCGGATTGCCAGGATACAGGGAACCGGCAGGTCTGCCCTGTCGCATTTCTTCCAAGCGCTGGTATCCGCCTGCTGGCCGTGTATTATCTGTGATATTTTTTCCACGTCGTCATAATCAGCATCAAACTCCGGCAGGTCGATACCGCAGCGCCGGTACACTTCCATCACCAGGCCATAGCAGTCCAGCCCGGTCTTTACATCTCGTCCGTGGTTTTTGAACGGGACTCCGATTAAATCGTCATAGCGGATCAATGCACATACACCCCTTTCTGGTCGATGCCCTGGAATGCTCCGAACCGATGGCTGTTCCCTCTGGCCCTGCAGTCCGTCAGCGTATGGTCGCAGGTGGGATAATTGGAAGTGCAGCCGCATCGCACGTCTTTATATTTGAAACTGCAGCTGTTCTTCATGTACCGGTTCAGCGGTCTTCTCGTCCGGGAACTGTACTCGCTGCCCAGGTGGAAGGTGATGTACTGCTGGTCAACCTGGGTCTTGGTCACCACAAAGAACTCTTCCATCTCCGCATAGCCGGTTTCCAACGCCAGGCTGTTCACCACCCGGAGGATAACCTCCGTGCCGTTTCCGCCGTTGGCTTCCTCCACCGCGTACTGCAGCGCCTGGGATACGTTGTCCACCTTCAGTTCCACATCCGGGTCGCTCCCGTCCGTGTTTTCTGTTACCTCGCCAATCGTGAACGGGAATGCCTGATACAGATTCCCATTCCAAGTTACGTCATCCGTGTTATAGCAGATACGGACAGTTTCTTCACCGAGCCGGATATCCAGCAGTACGATGAAGGCACTGTCCGTACTGAGTTCGTTTTTTTCTTTTCTGGCAATCGCCGAAAGGCTTAGCATCCTACACCTCCGTCAGTTCGATATCCCCGGACCAGTACCGCATGGCCTCGTTCTTCCACTCGCCGACCCTTGTGATACGGACTTCAACTTCTTCCCGGTGAGGATCCAGTTCTTCCCCGTACACAAAGCCGTAGGAATCCGGGTTCACCCAGATGAAACTTTTCGCGGAAAACTTCACGACCTTGGTGATAAAATGCACCAGCACCAGGTACTGCCGCCGTGGCAGGTTGTTCCAGTGCAGCGTCCATTTGCGCCGGCTCCGGGTGAACTTGGAACGGGTCTGCATGGACCCGTCCTCAAACTTGGTGCGCAGGGAGGTATCCTCGTGCTGTTCCACGAAGGGCCATCCCGGCGCCCGGATATCCGGAAAATATATCCTGTCGCTCATGTTGTCGCTACCCCCTTGATCATGCTGCGCAGGCCGCCCTGGTTCGTGCTGACCGCTTTCAACACTACGCCAATCACATACTCTTCCCCGTTAAAGGAACTACCGGTCTGTTCTGCCTGGAGCTGCTGCCCGGATTCGTTCTTCAGCTGGATGCGGATGTTCACCCCGCTTTTCCCTATGGCCGGTATTGCCGTATCCGCCATGACCGGCCCGCCGGTGGCGAACCCTGCCATCTGCCCGGTGTTCAGCATATCCAGGTACGGGACGCCCAGCCGCCGCACTGCCGCCGCGTTCATCACATACTCCCCGCGGGAGAGCATCGCCGGGATACTGTCCGAAGTAGAAGTACCCGGCCCCCAAACCGTACCGCCCGACGCATAGCCTCGCACATAGCCGCCATCAGCAAACCCGAACACCCCACCGAAGAAACTGGACAGGAATTTGTTCACGATGGCGGAGGCCATCATCTTGGAGATTTGGGATACGATGTTGTTCAACAGGTCACTGACGAAATCCAGAAGGGATTCCCCAAAGGACTTGGCGCCGGTCAGCACGTTCTGGAAGAAGTTCTGCAACGCTCCCTGGCTGTCCAGTATCACTTCCGCCACCCGGTCGGAGGTGGATTTGTTCACTTCCAGCCAGTTCTCGTAATACTGTTCCATCACGTTCTGCTGCGTGTTATAGGAATTCAGCCGGGCCGCGTTTTCTTTGGTGAGCAGCTGTTGCAATGCCGTCCAGGAGTTCTGCCGGAACGCCTCATCCCGCTCTGCCATGATGTCCTTGCATTGGATATAAAAATTCTTGGTTTCTTCCGCATACTGCTGTTCCGCTGCCGTGATGTCTTTGGCCACCTGTTTTGCCAGAGACAGTTTCCCGTTTTCCATCACCTCGAAGGCAACGCCCTGGGCAGTCAGGTTCTGTACCAGCATAGCCCGTTCGGTATCGCTCATGCCGAGATATTCCATCTCGAACTCCTGCCATCTCTTGCGGATGCTGTCCACCGCTTCCTCATGGTTCAGTTCGATTTTGTAGGCAGCCTTTTCCGCCGCGGTCGCATAGTTCATCTGTAGGGAGATGCTTTCCCGCATGGCATCCTGCACCTTCCGCAGCATATCGGCTTCCGACTTGGCAGTCCGTTCCGCAAGAGCACGTCTGCGTTCTTCCTCTTTTTCCGGGTCGACCTTCCGGCCACCCCCGCCACCCTTTCCGCCACCGGCGGTCGATGCACCACCGGATCGCCCAAAGTTACTGAAGTTGGGTGTTTTTACAGGCGCCTTTTTGCTCCCGGTTTCAACGGAACCGCCGCCCGGCGCATAGCGGATACTCCTGCCCGCCTGCCTGGCCCGGTCAAGCAGCTGGTCAAGCCACGCCAACGCGGTCTGCACGGTACGGCTGATGACGTCGATGACCTGCCGCCCCCAATCCGGCAACGCGTTATAGGCCATGTTCGCAAAATCGGAAATCACATTGCTGATGGAGTTCCCGATGTTTTCCGCCATGGACGAGATGGCGTCCCATACGGAACTTGCCGTGTTCCCGGCGGCATCTGTGAAATCATTAAAAAGGGTAATGGCACCCGTGATGAAGGGTTCGATTGCCTCACCCAACAGGACGCCAAAGCCGGTCAGAATATCGATTACATCGGATACCACAGAAGTAACTGTGTCTATCGCTTCGGAAAACGCTTTTGTAATCTCCGCAGTCTTTTCTTCACTGACGCCCAGCACATCCAGCAACGCCTGGAGCGTCTTCACAGGATTCAGGATGGCATATATCGCGGCCCCGACCGCAGCCCCGGCAGCGATCAGTGGCAACAACGGTGCGACGGCAGCCCAGGCGGCCACCGCCATGCTTGCCAGCGCCGGTATCGCCACCGCCACAATCGCTCCGGCCAAAGCCGTAATAGCCATCTGTAACTCCGGCGGTACCAGATCCAGCAGGGCGTCTTTCAGTCCTTTTTCTTTAATCGCAGAGGCGAATTCCGAAAGAGCCTCACCCGCTGTGCTGAACACTTCCGGCAGATTGAGCGCTTCCGAGATGGCAAGGCCCGTCTGCATGGCGGTCTGTTCCACGCCGTCCATGAGGTTCGACCAGGCGCCCAGCACCGTCTTGCTCTGGGCATCCATCATCCCGGCATAGCGGCTTTCCATACCGCCCACCAGCGCTTCCAGCGCCATCTGGCTGTCCACCATACCTTTGGAAACCCTGTCCTGGGCTTCCGCCACATCGGTCCCGAGATACTGCGCCAGCATCTGCCAGGCAGGGATACCCAGTTCCGTGACCTGCATCATTTCCTGGCTGGCCAGTTTTCCCTTCGCGGCGATCTGGCCTAACGCGATGGTCAGCCGGTTCACCCCGTCCTGCCCGGCGCCCACACCGGCAGCCGCATCACCGACCGCCGTTAAGGTCGGTATGATTTGTTCCGCCGTAAAACCGAAGGCCAGGAACTTCTGAGATGCCAGCGTCACATCCTTAAACTCAAAGGGCGTGTGGGCGGCAAAGTCTTGGAGTTCCTTAATCATCTGGTCGGCTTTCTCAGCACTCCCCAGCATGTTGGTCATGGCGGTCTGCACATTTTGGAGTTCGCCGCCGGCCTTCACGGCATAGACCGCGACACCTGCCAGCGCCGCACCCACTGCCGTGATACCGAGGGCGGCGTTCCGGGAGAGGGACATGCCTTCCCGGCCGAAGGCATAGTTCAGCTGGCGCTGTACCGCTTTCAGTTCCTTCTTCAGATCGGAC